TGACCACTCAGTTTTTGAATCATAAAGAGATTTGATTTCGAATACTTCTTCAGTTTTTTGTATTCTTTAATCACTTGTTTGACTGCCCGTGGGTCAATAGTGGCTTCTTCTCTGAACTGATCGATCAGTTTTTTCTTTTTGGTCGATCCAAATCCAAAGTCGGCAGTTTTCTTTGTCCAGTTTTTACTGGCAGAACCAGTGGAGGCCTCTTCCGCAGAGAGGTCTCCAGTCATACCTTTACCCTGAGGTTCCTGGTATTCAAATTGTTCTTCAGTCATTTCTTTTTCTTTTCAGATTTGGCTTGGTAGCCCCACATCTTAGGATTGATTGTTCCATCGGTCCAATCCATTCGTTTCATGCAGTGACCAAAGGTATCATAGTAAGCGTCAAAGATATTAGATCTTAGACCTTTAACAATATCATACCAAGTCTCTCCATCTTTCTCAAGTTTAAGAATGTAACTATCGGTAGGGAGAGACTTGTCTTTAGCGGCCTCAGGTTGGCAGTTGGTGGTGATTACTTTCACCCCATAACCTTCGATTCGTTTCACTTCACCTGTCGTCAAATTCAACTACGCCACCCCCACTTGATGTCGGGATAGGCTTCTTTGACCATATCAAGATTGATCTTATAGTCGTCTTCAAGACGACGGTCTTTTACTTTACACAGAAGAGCCGCTTCATCTGCATGAAGACCTTCAAGAAGTTGAATGAACATACTCTCTCTACGGAGAGGTTTCAGAGCATCGTTACCACCCTTGACAAAGTGATAGAGTCTCTTGTATTCCGTAGAAAGTTGTTGATGTTCTGTTCCCTTAGGAGCTTCATTCGGACTATAAGGAACTGCACCTTCGGGAAGTAAACTTTGGGCTTCGTAGTTCCAAATCAAGATGGCACGGAGAGCATCCGTATCATATTCTTTAAGGGCCTCAATCTTCTTCGCTTTACTTCTTTGTTTCGAAACAAACTCAAGAACCTCAGTCAAAAGAGGATTGGGTGGCAATGTAGTTTTTGTAGGCATGGTTAATTAATCTTCGTCATCATAGTCGATGTAAGCGCTCTCATCGAGAACGACTCTTAATGCTGTGAGTTCAGTTGTAATTAGGTTCCCTTCAGTATCGTACATTTCTGGGTGTGTGGCAACCTGTGCCGTCTTTAGTTCCATGTACTCATTGTACTTTTCATTCGCAAACCATCCTGCGATAAACCCGACAACGGCTCCTCCTAATGCAAAGAGGACACCGAAAACTAGTGCGATTGCTAACATTTTTTCTACCCTTGAGAGACTACCAAATAGGAAACCTAATACATCCTCCAACTCTCTGGTTTATTTAGTGACCCTCTTGCGATTCTTAGAACCCTTCTTTCGTCCAGGTCTCTTGTCATGACTGTACTGCCAGGCATCTTGAAGTATACCATACAGATAGTCCTTGATCTTCCTGGCCTGAGGCTTTGGAATGTGTCCATAGGCCTCACGAAGGAGTTTGTGGTTGTAGTCCGAACCGCCCTCAAGATACTCATCTAATTCGTTGACAAGATCACTGAGTTCGGTTGCAGTAGAACTTGTAATAAACTCCTCTACTTCAGATCTCTTTGTTTTCTGAACCGCAAGATAATCATAAAACTTGAGGACAAATTGGCCTTCAAAAGCATAATCAATGGCTCTGTCAACGTCGTAGTAGAGTTCTTTGGTCATCAGACAATACCCTGTTCTCGTAGATATTTTACACTATCCGTACACCCTCCAAGTTTCTGATCATTCATAACAACCTGAGGGAAAGTAGTTTGATCTCCAAACTCAGAATAGAATTGATCCTTATTGAAGTCAATGTCAAGGACGTATTCTGTGTACTGTAGATCCTTACCATGAAGAATGGTTTTGATCATCTCACAGTATGGACAACCAGGTTTTGAGTATACGGTAAAGTTCATGTTTTTATCTAGTGAAATTTAATCTTTGATGTAGTTGTTTTCTTTCAACCACTTGCGGGTCAATGGTGTCGGTTCATAGTCAGTCCACATTGTACCACGAGCACAGGACTCTAAGGCATTCATTGTCATCTTTTCGGTACGACCTGCCCAAGAGGCCTCTGCTTCCCAAGGACGTGCATGAGGTGGATAGGTTCGTTCTACCATCTCACGATACATCATAGGCACGTCTTCTTCATTCCGAATGATAGCAATCATATTGTTCTCGATAGAACCTGCCATACAATCCTGTGCAGCGTGCCATCCTTCATGACGCATCACTGACATTAAGACACCAGGACGACGCATATAAGACTTATTCAGAAAGAAGTTATTACTTACAGTATGATAAACACCACGGTGACCAACAGGAAAATACCTTTCATCTGCTAGAAACACCTTAACTCCGATCTTATCAAGGGCAACGAGCATTCTACCGAACTCGTCAGCAATAATGCTATAATCACTATTGGGATGAGCGTCAGCAATAGTAGAGATACTTTCGACTCGCTGGACATCTTTGGTGCATTCGCGGAGTAACATACACCCCATTGCATCCATCGTGTAATAACCCTTGGTGATCTTAGAGTCTTCTGCATATGATGCGATTGACGCACCAGCAATTACACCAGTTGCGGCCAACTGAATCCCCAATAAGGAGAACAAAATTCTTCGCATGTGATTACATCATCTAGTATTAATTATATCAGTTGTTTTCTAATGCTGCAAGACGAGATTCAAAGGAAGCGTTTTGGGCTTCAAGGGCAGCAACTTTTGCTTCAAGGGTTTCAATCTTGGTAATGGATTCCTGCAGTGCCTTGGTTAGCGGAGCAATGAACTGGTCGTAGCGCAGAGCTTGTTGACTATCAGGATCATCCTTGTCGCTCAGCAACCAGCCGCCAAAGTCAACGCCAGCAGCGTCAACAGCTTGCTTTACTTCTTGAGCAATAAATCCATAATGGGTCCGTTCGCCAGGAACTGATTCGTAGATGGCCGTACCATCTTCATTATGCTCACCAGTCTCACGCTTGCCTCCCTCGATCCACTTGTAAGAAACAGGGCGAAGAGTCTTGATGAACTCGAAGCCGAGGTTGGCGTTTGCAATGTCGGTCTTGGTACGTTCATCTGATGTTTGGATTGTTCCGTTTGCAGCCCAGACCGCAGACCACCTGTAACCATTCTGGCCGAGAGTGTAAGTGTTATCGCTAAAAGGTTTCGGTATAGAACTAAAAGGTACAGTGCCAGTATTGTCAATCCTCATCTTCTCTCCACCAGCCGCCCAGAACTGCATAGAGTCCGAGCTATGCTCATAACGAATAACGCCCCGATAAGCTGCGCTTCCGGCAGTGCCATCAGCAAAGTAGATGTTGGAATTACTGCTATTGGTTGATGCAATAGTGATTCCTTTCTGACCTGTTCCAGCAATAACTAGATCGTCGGCTTCTCCGTTGTAATCACCAGGAGCTGGGGCGCCAATACCCAGCCTGCCGGAGCTGTCGAATCTTGCAACCTCAGACGTACTATTGTAAAAACGAAGTGCTCCGTCTCCGTTATAACAAAAAATACCATATTGCTTTGTTGCTCCATCGTAAAAAGTAATTTCGCTTCGACCATTAGCGTCATCGTTGTCTAAACGTATTTCAGGATATGTGCCGACGCTGCCGCTCGATGTATCCTTTTTGATGTGAAGAATAGTGCTGGCACTCGTAGTTCCAATTCCAAAATTGCCCGAGCTGTCGATGCGGACACGTTCACTACTGTTTCCAAAGCGTATATTTGAACTACTGTCAACAGTAATTGTTGCCCTTTGTGTTGTTACAGCAGAATCAGTAAATTGAATTGTAGCTGCGCCCGCGGTTGTGTTCTCGCGCAAACGCAGTGCATAACCAAGACCAGCCGTGGTATCTGCTGCTTGAATGTCTAGTGCATACCCAGGACTCAAAGTGCCTATGCCGACGCGCCCAGAGCTGTCGATGCGGACTCTTTCTTGGGGATTATGACTACCACCCCAAAGGTCTGTATAGAAAGAGAGGTACGAATTACCAGCCGTCGAGTGGCCACCATAAATGTATGCAGCGTGGTCTCCTCCATTGCCACTAAGCTTGATGCCGGCAAGACCGTTATCTACGCCGTCTGCATCCGCATGAAGTGTGAGTAGATCAGATGTGCCATCAGTATTTGTTGAAACGGTTAGATTAGATGCAGTTACATCACCAGTAAATGTAGAAACACCAGAAACTTCAAAATTATCTCTAACAAATACTCCATTAATATCAATGTGCATCCTATCATTGGTAGGATGAAGATTATTAGTTCCCCCAGAGTCGGATGAACCATTATTTGGTTGTTCAAGATAAAAACCAATTCTTCTTTCGTCCCTTAATACTTGTGATGGATTATTATCAATAGCAGCAAACCAAGTTTCAAACCAAAGTTGACCCATACCATATTGGCGGTCATTGGATGAATACCAATTTGCAAATTTTACCTTGACTGTATCTTCATTATATGCAAAGAACTGAGAACCTGCACCACTTAGAGATAATGTGCCACCAACAGATACATTTTGGAAATCGGCATCACCAGAGAATGTAGAAAGACCAGTTACATTGAGTTCTGCGAATGTAACATTGCTTGTAAAACTTAAAGTACCCGCACCATCTGATTGTAGTACCTGGTTAGCACTTCCATCACTTGTTGGAAACTTGTATGCGTTGTTGAATGTAATAGCACCACTATCATTACCATCAATTTTAAATTGTGTTTTACTCGGTGTATTAGGATCTGCTGATGTACCATCTGTGGTAACTGAAACAGCAAACTGTGTTCTATTGGCATTGTTAGTGTTATCAAAAGCAAAACTACCACCAACAATAAGTGCTGAACCATTCCAGTATTCGTGGTTACTTCTATAAAGATAATCACCTGATTGTATAGCAGCAGGTGAAGCAATTGTACCTCTATATCTTCTTGTTCTTACATCTGGAGCGTCAGCACTATCATTGTACTGCTCCATGCGAATCTGTGCTGTTTGAGCACCTTCGCCTGTCATATGTAATGTTACTTCAGGAGAGGTTTGGTTAATACCAACATAGTTGTTGCCTGGGTCAATGGTAAGTGTACCGTCACTTTCAATACTACTTCCATCCGAACCTACAATTAGTAATTCGTTAGCAGTACCCAGTGTAATACCAGTAACACCATCTAAGTGGTTAAGTTCTGTGGCAGTGGCAGTTAAATCAGTTCCACTTAGAGATAATGTGCCACCAATATTAACATCACTCTGGAATGTAGAAATGCCAGAGGCATAGACGCCACCAGAAACGGTTACACCATAACCAGTGGTCTCAAATTTTAAATCTCCACTATAATATAACCATGCACCTGCACCACCCTTGAAGATAGCAGCGTTTGTTCCACCATTATTTTGAATAGTAATATCATCTGCCGATCTAACATTAATATCATCACCAGGAGATACTGTTCTTA